TTGGCCTGTGGGCTAAAGAGGTGGACAACGCAGAAATCTTCAGTATGCTTCACCCGGCTTTCCAAACCATCATTGGCGGCTTCATTGGCCTGTTAGCGGGGGTCAAGCTCTCGCACGGCGACACTCATCACAAATGTAAACACTGCGGAGAATAACCATGTTTGACATCCTTTCTGGGGGCTTACTAGGCTCCATCTTTGGCGGTGTGTTCCGCCTTGCGCCTGAAGTCCTGAAGTTCTTTGATAAGAAGAATGAGCGTGAGCATGAGCTTAATATGTTTGCCCGTCAGTGCGAGCTTGAAACCCTACGTGGTCAGCAGAAGTTGGCTGAGATTGGCGCACAACGTGAAGCCGCTATTGACGTAGGTGTTATGGATGCGTTCAACAACGCCATCACCCAGCAGGCTGAAATGGTCAAGGCCGCAGGAGGTTGGGTTGCTTCCCTGTCGGCATCGGTTCGCCCTGTAATGACTTACTATTTGTTGGTAATGTATGGAGCCGCTAAGACTGCGGCAATGGTTTTGGCTTACTACCACGGGCAGGCATTGACTGAAGTTCTTTCTAAGTCTTGGGGTACAGATGACATGGCCCTCTTGACAGGCGTTATAAATTATTGGATGATAGACCGCAGTTTAGCTAAACGAGGACTGTGATGGGAAAAGCATTCAATTATGTACGTGGAACTATGGAGGAGCGCTTCTGGTCAAAGGTTGACAAGCGCAATCCAGACGACTGTTGGGAGTGGCAAGCGTCATTAGACACACGGGGTTATGGTAACTTTGGAGTGCCAAAGAATGACGGCACAGGGCGTTACCTCATGCAACGAGCACATCGCATGGCTTGGGAATTTACAAATGGAAAGCTGGAAGGCTCGATACAGCACCTATGCCACACCTGTGATAACCGCAAGTGTGTAAACCCCGCCCATTTGTTTATTGGCAATGCCAAGGTAAACATGGCTGACTGCGTTAGCAAAGGCCGTTTAAACGACCGCAGTGGGGAAAACAATCCACGAGCAAAGTTGACTGCTAATGATGTGCTTGATATTCGGGCTTCTGCTCTGCCTTTGTCGCAATTAGCGCAACACTATGGCGTGGCTAAATCTGTAGTTGGCTATGCAAAACGTGGCCTTACTTGGAGAAATGTATGACTAAAGATGAGCTTGTGTACTTGCCCCCAACAGCATCACCTGAAAATGCTTGTTACACCCCACCACAGCGCGCATGGGTAGGGCTGACGGATGAAGACGACATTGATTGGGATGGAGGCGATCTTAAGTCCCTTGTCAGAGCCGTTGAAGCCAAACTGAAGGAGAAGAACACATGACCCAAGATGAAATCATCCCTTTACACATAGAAGATGAGTATGTCCGCAATTATTTGTGGGAGCGGGCGTTAGTTGCCATTGATGACCCCTGTTGCCGCAGTCATCCCCACGAAAACATGAACGAATACTGCCAGCGCAGAACTGAATTGGCGCGGTATCAAGCCAAACTGAAGGAAAAAAACACATGACACCCGCAGAACTATTGCACACTGATGCCGCAAGATACGCAACCAACCGCAAGATCGCATATGTTGAAGCCGTGAATCAAGGCAAAGCTGACCATATGGGCGAGGATGCCCTTAACGGCAGGTGGCTGGCACACTACGAAGGTTATCGTGAAGGCTATTGGGTTGCTACGGGTGACAGTAAATTCTCAACTGATCCCTTTAAAACAAAACCATGAACCTAGAGTTAGCCGCTGCTCTGTGCCGTCAGTTTGAGGGCTACCGCGCCAAGCCGTATTTATGTCCGGCTGGCGTGGCTACGATTGGCTACGGTTCTACCTACTACGCAGACAAGCGCAAGGTAACTTTAGAAGACCCACCGATGGATGAACCCACGGCTCGAGCGCTTTTGATGGTTGAGCTAAACCATACTTACCTACCCGGAGTGCTGCGTAACTGCCCCGGTCTAATTACTGACGAGCGTAAGTGCAATGCCATAGTTGACTTTTGCTACAACCTTGGTGTAGGACGCTTGCAAACAAGCACGTTAAAGAGGAAAATCAACGCCAACGATTGGGAAGGTGCAAAAGAACAACTGATGCTCTGGACTAAAGGTGGCGGGAAGGTGCTGCCGGGACTACTAAAACGCCGCACTGCCGAGTGCGCACTGCTGGACTAACCGATGCCATTACAAAAAATTCTGTTTAAGCCGGGCGTCAATAAAGAGAACACCCGCTACACCACTGAGGGTGGTTGGTATGAGTGCGACAAAATCCGTTTTCGTCAGGGTAATCCCGAAGTTATTGGTGGCTGGCAACGTATTTCAGCGTATACATACAACGGTGTATGTCGTTCTCTTTGGAACTGGGTAACCCTTGGTGGTTTGAACCTGGTGGGTGTAGGCACTAATACAAAATTTTATATAGAAAATGGCGGAGCTTACTACGACATTACGCCTATTCGTGCAACGACAACACTTGGCACAAATCCTTTTACAGCCAACGGCACAACTACTGTTACCGTAACAGCTCCATCACATGGTGCAACCAATGGCTCTTTTGTTACGTTCAGTGGTGCGACTGGTACTTATGCATCGACTTTAAATGCTGAATACCAAATAACATTAGTTAACGCTAACTCTTATACGATTACAACACCAACAGCTTTGACGGCTGGATCTTATGGTGGCGCTGCCGTTTCTGCCGCTTACCAAGTAAATGCCGGGCCGTCTTATGCTGTTCCACTTACTGGATGGAGCGCGGGAGCGTGGGGAGCTGGCACTTGGGGAAATGGTGTTCCTTCTACATCTACACTTCAGCTTTGGAATCAAACCAACTTTGGTCAAAATTTAATTTATGGTGTTCGTGGTGGACCTATGTATTATTGGGATGCCACTACTTCATTAACTACGCGCGGCACGGCATTAACTTCTTTGGGGGATGCTGAAACCCCAGTTGTTCAGAATTCTTTTATTGTTTCAGATGCTTCTAGGTTCTTAATTGTGTTTGGTACAAACGACCCAAACTCAGCCACGCCAACCGCTCTGGATCCAATGTTTATTCGCTGGTCAGATCAGGAAGATCCGTTCACGTGGATCCCTACAACTGCAAACCAAGCGGGCAGTTTGCGGTTATCGCACGGCTCACAGATTATTACTTACGTACAGACCCGCCAAGAGATTGTGGTATTTACAGACTCTAGCGTGTATTCGTTGCAGTACCTTGGCCCCCCATATGTTTGGGGTTCACAGTTGCTTGGTGACAACATTTCCATTGTCGGCCCCAACTCGGCGGTGATTGCTTCCGGTATTGTTTACTGGATGGGTGTGGATAAGTTTTATATGTACGATGGCCGTGTACAAACGCTTAACTGTGATCTGCGCCGGTATGTATTTCAAGACATTAATTTAGAACAATTTCAACAAGTATTTTGCGGAACTAGTGAAGGTTTTAATGAAGTTTGGTGGTTCTACTGTTCTGCCGGAAGCACAACAATTGATCGGTATGTTATTTACAACTATGCTGAACACATTTGGTACTACGGCACGATGGCACGAACAGCTTGGCTTGATTCGGGTTTAATTGCTTATCCAATTGCGGCTACATACAGCAACAACTTGGTCAACCAAGAGCAGGGGCTGAATAATAATGAGACTGCTACAACTACGGCAATCAATGCTTATATTGCTTCGTCTGAGTTTGATATTGGGGACGGCCATAACTTTGGTTTTGTCTGGCGTATCCTCCCGGACTTGACGTTCCAAGATTCAACTGATTCCCCTGCTGGGGATAAAGCTACAGTAACTATGGAACTGTACGGCTTGGCTAACTCTGGATCTGGAGTTACTAGCGATGCAAGTCAGCCGGTACGTAGCTCATCCGCATACAATATTACGGAAGAGTTTACAGGGCAGATTTACACCCGCTTCCGTGGCCGTCAGATGATCTTTAAGATTAGTTCTAACCAGATCAATACCGCTTGGCAGCTGGGTGCTCCTCGTATTGATATTAGACCGGATGGTAGACGCTGATGGCACAAACAAATGTATCCCCACCGAATTTACCGTTAGCGCCGGTAGAATACGAACAACAATACATGGACAAACTAACCAATGTATTGCGGTTGTTCTTTAACCAGATTAATAACGCTGGCCCATTAGCAGGTGCCAGTATTAATTTGAACATAAATACCTTGCCAACTCAGGCTGATTTAGCTACCCTCCGAGTAGGGGATGTTTATCGTGATACGGCAACAAACGCATTGAAGATAAAAGTTTAAGGAGCCACTATGGACGGCGGAATAATCGAAGGAGCAATCCTAGACTCAATGATGACGGGCGCTGCTGTTGGTGGCGGATCATCTTTATTACAAGGTAAAGACCCATTACAAGGCGCACTGCTTGGTGGCCTGATGGGTGGTGCAGTTTCTGGAATTATGCCTGGCGCTAGCGCAGCGACCAGTGCCGCCCCAACAGCGGCTGCTACCCCTGCGGCTGCAGCTTTACCTGAAGCTATCAGTGCGCAAACTGGTAGTGGTTTGGGCGCATTAAACCCCGACTTTAATCCTTTGCCAGGAACTTCCGGTGCCGGTGCGCCAGGCACGTCCATGCTAGGTAGTAACCCTGCCCTGCAGTATTCCATTGATTCCATGCCTGCAACTGTTCCCGGTGCTGGTGCACCCGGTTCTCAAGGCATCATGAGCGGCGCTAAAGACTGGTGGAGTGGTCTTTCAGACAAGCAAAAACTTCTTGCTGGTGGTGCCGGTATTGCTGGCCTTGGCATGATTTCTGACCAGATGCGTGGTGGCGTTCCTAAAAAGCAGGCATACAATGGCCCGCTTAGCCGATTTACTTATAACCCAGATACATACCGTCCATATACTTTTGCACAGGGCGGTGACACTGGTGGTATTGCTAGTTTGGGTAGCTACTCTGATGGTGGCCGTATGCTCAAGGGTCCCGGCGATGGTATGTCTGACAGCATCCCTGCAAGTATTGGTAACAAGCAGCCAGCTCGTTTAGCTGATGGTGAGTTTGTTGTGCCTGCCGATGTCGTTTCTCACTTGGGTAATGGCTCGACCGATGCGGGTGCTAAGCAGCTTTATTCCATGATGAACAAGGTACGCAAGGCGCGTACAGGCAATCCAAAGCAAGGCCGTCAAATCCATCCTGATAAGTATTTACCCGCATAAGGAGAATAACATGGCAGGTGGTGGTGTTGCGTTTAGTCAAGCTTTGGGTAACCAAGCAGAGGAAAGTGTTGATCCTAATGAACCCGTAGTTAAGTACGGTACTGGTGGCCGCATTACTGGGTTTGCAGAAGGTGGGGATATAAGGCAATTGGCTAGGTTTGGTCGTCATGGCGACACTATGCTGGCGCATATTAACCCACAAGAAGCGTATATGTTAAAGCGTGCTGGTGGTGCGGGCACGATCAATCCTCGTACCGGCTTGCTAGAGTTTTATGATACCGGTGACAGCTTAAGCACTTACAACGGCGGAAGCTACGACCAAGGCGTTTCTGATGCCCAGCAAAGTTATATTGATAATGGTTTTACCGGTGACGGCGGTACTTACAACTTAGGTGGTACGGATGACAATATTCCAGAAATTGTTATTACTGGGGAATCACCAACAAGCTTTAACACCGGTATTGATTCTTTAAATTTGGGTAATTTGAATAATCTGTTAGATACGGACTTTGTAACTCAACCTGATGATGTATCTGAAATTATTATTACGGGTGATCGTCCAACAGATTCAATCATAGTTACTGACACAATTTCAATCAACTTAAGCGATCTTATTAGTACCGATTTCGTAACAGAAACAGATACTGAAGATGTGTCTGAAATTATCATTACGACTGATCGCCCAACAACTACACCAATAGAAACCGTTACGCTTTCTTTGACAGATACGGACTCAGAAACAATTATTGTTACGGAAACTGAGACGGAAAGTCCAACAGATACTATTGTTATTACGGATACGCCTCCTCCAACTGAGCCCCCAACTGAGCCACCAACAGATACTATTGTTATTACGGATACGCCTCCACCAACTTACACGCCGCGTCCTACCTACACACCACGTCCAACTTATACGCCGCGTCCTACAACTACACCACGTCCAACGGTGCCTCCAACAGATACGCCTGTACCTACAGGAACTACCGTACCTGGGCGTAATATTTATCGTCCGCAGTATCAGAACTATGCTGACCCATTGACGATGTTCAATGTAAGCAACTATGGGCGGGATCTGCCAACTTCGGCGGGGTATAACTATGCTCTTACGCACCAAGGTATTGATGCCCTTAACCAGAATTTAAGGGACATTGCTGATCAACAGATGGCACAACCCGGTGGCGCAGATATGAATGCCGTGCTTACTGCTATGCGTAACTCTGGGCTAACTGCCGCTGATTTGGAAAATGCGCGTTACGGGCGTACAACTGGTCTTAATACACCGTTTAGCCAGTACAACAAAGAACCACCCACTGCTAGAACATTTGGCGGTGGTATTGCAGAATTAATTAAGAAGCTGCCTACATGAGTCTAAGTATTAGTCATGTTGAAACAAACTATGTCCAGCAAGTCTGGCCTATGGTAAAACCTTTCATTGAAGAAGCCATGACAAAAGGTGGTGACTTCCCTGACTGGGCGCAAAACTATACAGCTGATCACATCCAAAGTTTTTTAACTAACGGTGCTTGGCTGCTTGTTGTGGCTGTGGATGACAACAACATAATTCATGGCTGCGCTACAGTGTCATTTATTAACTATCCGATGCACAGGGTAGCGTTTGTGACGGCAATTGGTGGCAAACTTATTTCTAGCCAAGAAACTTTTGAGCAGTTTAAGATCTTGTTAAAACTGCGTGGTGCAACGAAAATACAGGGGTACGGACGCGATGCAATTGTCCGCCTTTGGAAACGTTACGACTTTGAACCCAGAAATACCCTTGTTGAGGTACTAATATGAGCTATTCACGCCGAGAACTTTATGCCATGGGTGAACCCCTTGGTGAGTCTGTCACCCGCAAAGAAGGCGGTCGTATCATTTATGGCGGCGGTGGTGGTGGCCCAACATCTTCAACAACCAACACATCTAACATTCCTGACTGGCTGCGCCCTCAGGTTGAAGCAGTACTTGGCGGCTCTATGCAAGAGCTGTTTAACACCAAGCAAAATGTTGATGCAGAGGGCAATAAGACATACGACATTACTGGTGTTAGGCCCGATACATTTAAACCATATAGTGCAAACCCTCAGGACTATGTAGCAGGCTTTAGCCCCTTGCAACAACAGGTTCAGTACAACGCCGCAAACTTGCAAATGCCAGGTCAGTACAACCAAGCCACTGGTTTGACTGGTCTTAGCGGTATGGGTTCACTTGGTGTTGCGCAGCAAGGTATGAATGCTGGCTCTAACTATGCCGGCCAAGTTACCGATCCAAATGCGGTTCAGCAATACATGAATCCGTATCAGCAGAATGTGATTGACATTCAAAACCAAGCTGCTAAACGTCAGGCGGATATTGCTACGACGCAACGTAATGCACAAGCTACCAAAGCAGGTGCTTTTGGTGGTAGCCGCCAAGCTATTGAAAATGCCGAAGCTCAGCGTAATTTGCAAGGTTTAATGAATAACAACCAATTGATGGGGCAGCAACAAGCCTATCAAAGTGCTATTCAGAATATGCAGTACGGCGCGGGTCTTGGTTTGCAAGGTCTTGGCTTGGGTCTGCAGGGTTATGGTCAGGCTGGTCAGGCCGGCAGTACTTTGGCTAATATTGGTAACCAGCAGTTGGGCGCACAGCAGGGCATTTTGGGATTGCAAAACCAGATTGGTGCCCAACAACAAGGTCAACAACAGCAGATTATTAATCAAGCTATCCAGAACTACGCTAACCAACAGCAAGCGCCTATTCAGGCATACAACACTTACAACGCTTTGTTGCGTGGCTACGCTGTGCCTGGTATGACAACGACTCAGTATCAAGCTGCGCCTAGCATGACTTCACAAATTGCTGGTCTTGGCACAGCAGCGGCAGGTGCTTATGGCTTGATGAAGAAAGCTGGTGGTACGATTAAAGAGCCAAAAGGCCAAGGTATTGATACACTTGGTTTGCACAACGCTTTGAATGCGGGGAAATAATGACCGGTATTGCCCAAAAAATCATTGCTAATCCCAATAGCTTTTCTATTGAGATGCTTACACGCGGTGTGCAAGATGGCACAGTTCCTGCCTATATTGGTGTACCCCTAATTCAAGAAAAAACCATGGCTTTGAAGAAAAGCCAAGCAATGCAAGGGGGTATGCAACAACAGCAGCCACCTATTGCGCAACAAGTTTTAGCTGAGGCTGAGCAGACAAATGCTCCAGTCGGTATTCCCGGACTTCAATCTAATCTGCCTGTAGCTACTGGCGCTGCTGGCGGTATCATTGCTTTTGCTGAAGGCGGTGAGGCTGACGATGAGGAAGATGATGAAGAAAACGACGACCTTGCTGGTATGAGCAAGGATGAAAAACAGTTGTTTGATATGCTAAGCCGCCGTATGGCTTCTGGTAATGAGTACGAAGAAATGGCTGGCCTTGGTGCTTTGCCTGCCGCGCAAGTAGCTGCTCGTGAAGTTAAGCATGAGGTTTCCTCTAAAGTTGGCAATGAGCCACGCCGCACAGTAAGTGAAGGCATTAAGGAAGTTGCACGCAAGGGACACCATCCTTATGAAGATAAGGTGCTTGCTGAAGCTGAACGCCAAGGTGTTGACCCTAGACTGGCTTTGCATGTTTTGTACAAAGAAACTGGTAATTTAAAAGACCCAGCTTCTGCACGTTCATCTGCTGGTGCGCAAGGTGTTATGCAACTCATGCCCGGTACTGCTCGTGAGTTGGGCGTTAAAGACCCAATGGATGCTCAGCAAAATATTGAAGGCGGCGTTAAGTACTTAGCGCAGTTGAGCCGCATGTTTGATAATCCCAAACTTGTTGCTGCAGCTTACAACGCTGGCCCTGGTAATGTACGCAAGTACAACGGTGTGCCCCCATTTGCTGAGACTCGCAACTATGTGCAAGGGTTAGCTCAAGGCGGCGCTGTTCCCGGCTACGCTGGTGGTGTTTATGTAGATGCAATGGGTAATGTAGTCCCCGGTGATGAGCCAGATTACAGCGATAACAATCCCGGTCAAGCATTTAAAAATATGACTATGGGCATGGGGTTCAATACCAATGCCGAACTGTTGCGTCAGCAAGAAGAAAAGAAAAAGAAAGAAGCAGAAAAGAAAGCTGCGGCTACCAAAGTTGATATGGTTAATCCTGACGAGGCTGCAATTGCTGCTGAGAAAGCTGCTAGATATACACCACCAGCAGAAACTAAAGCTGAAGAGCCTGCTACTACTAACCCAATGGGTGACTACATTGGTGAATACGCAAACATGTTACGTGAACAGCGTGCCGAAAATGCTAAAAACAAAGAACAGAATAAATATCTGGCTCTTTTACAAGCTGGTCTTGGCATGATGGGCGGCACATCTCGTTACGCTGGTGCAAACATTGGTCAGGGCGCAAGTCAAGGCGTAGCCGCGTACATGGCAGGCCAGAAACAAGCCGCTGCTGATGACCGTGCACTAATGTCTGGTCAGTTGGGCCTTACTCGCGCAGACCTGTATCAGAAAATGCATTTGGAAGATATCAAGCAAAAAGCTTTAGGGCGTAAAGATATGCAGGCATACCGTAATGCGCAAACTGCAATTAACGAGATCAATGCTCGCGCTAACCAGATGAAAGCTCAAACAGGTCAACAAAACGCAATTCAAAACTTTAACTTGAAAGCTGAAAAATCTTGGCAAGATAGCAAAGACTACAATGACTTAACCAAGTATCTTGCAGGTAGAAAGAAAGATTGGAAGAACGATACTGAGTTACAGGCTGAGTACGAAAGAGGACGTAGAAAATACATCCAAGGTTATTTAGCTGAAAACCAAGGCGGACCAAGTATCATTAACGCTGATAACGAATAACTTCAAATTTGATTTACCATGATCCTCGACCTTCCAAAAATCGGGTTAGTACGTTTTCGTGATGACCTGTCCGAAGAGGAATTTAGTGGTCAGCTAAAACATCTTTCTGAAAAGTACGACTTTGAGATCCCACGTGGTCAGTTAACCACTGGTGAAATGCTCAAGAAGTCTGCTGTGCGTGGTGCTAAGCAGCTTGGTTCTACGTTTGGTGACATTATTCCTGCGATGGGCGCATCTGCACTTGGCTTTGATGACTATGCCAGACAGCAGATGGAGGAGGCTAAGGCCACTCAAGAGGAAATCAACAAGTACTATGCGCCTCAATATCGTGGATTTGAGGATGTAAAAGGGCTTAGCGATATCCCTGGTTTTGCTTTGGAAACCATTGCAGAGCAAGCTCCCAACATTGCAACATCTTTAATCCCAGGCGGTATTGGTGGAACCCTTGCACGTCGTGCTGGTGTTGCTGCGGCTGAACGTGCCGCTATGCCCCTTATTGAGTCTGGCGCTACGGCTGCTGAACTAGGTCGTGTAGCTGCTCGCAAAGGTGCAGAGTATGCCTCACGTGGGCAAAATGCTGGTATCTTTCTTGGTTCTTACGCCCAGAACGCTCCTGAAGTATTCCAAAACATATATAAAGAAACCGGTGAACTTGCTCCCGGGGCCGCCATGTTGTTTGGTTCCGCATCAGCCGCATTAGATTCTGTACTGCCAGCACAGCTAATGGGAAAAATAACTGGCCCAATGAAGGTCGGTATTGTTGAAAAACTTCTTGAGCGTTCCGGTATGGATAAGGGGCTGCTACGCTCCGTGACTGCCGGTATGTTGGAAGGCTCTGGTGCTGAAGGTCTTACTGAAGGTATGCAAGAGGCAATCAGTATTGCCGCAGAGAACTTTGTAGATAAGCATGAGAACGTCTTTGGTAGCAAGGAATGGAATCGCATCATGGAGTCCTCTGTGCGTGGCGCAGTGGCAGGTGGTGCATTTGGTTCAGTAGGTGGCGGAGCGGAAGCATATCGTGCTGGTCAAGAACGCAAAGATCAGTACGCTCAAGCCATGGCACAACGCCAACAACGCTTGCTTGCCGGAGAAGTCGGACGGCAAAGTGCAGAGATTGAGAACTTTGGTGCAAACCAACAGCAGATGCAGTTGCCTGGGTTTGAGATTGGCCCTGCCTCTGGATTGCTACCCCCTGCGCAACCTGCACCTCCAGTACTTAAAGAGCCAAAAGGCAAGCAGCTTGGTCTGTTTGGTGAAGAAGGTTTGCCTACTAAAGAAGCCGAAGCCAGTAAAGAAAAGGGCGACAAGGCAATTGCAAACCAAGAGCGTTTAGCACAACAACGTGATGCCGCAGAAGTTAAAGCTGCTCAGGCAAAACTTAAAGCCGCTATTAGTGAGTTGACAAATACGCCTACCAATTTAGTTGGGTTAGCTAATCAACCATCACCACTGTCTCAGACTATTGCACAGGCGCAGGGTGACTTAGATGCCCTAGCTGCCAAGCGTGGCCCTAAACCAGAAACTGTTACCGAACCAAAAGTAGTACAGAAGGCTACGCCGCTTACTCCACAACAACTTCCAACAACAATCAACGATGAAGTACTTAAAGGATTGGGTATTGGGCATACTGCGCTTCTTCGCAAGAACAAGTTACTCGAAGGCAAAGACATCTCCAACCCAGCAGATGCCGCAGAAGTCAAACGTATTCTTGAAGCCTACGTCGAAAACCGTAGCGAACCCGTTCGCCAAAAGATCGAAGCCTACCTTAGCAGACCTGAATTCCAAGGAGCGCAAAATGTTGCAGGACCTAACGCCCAGCCAAGTGGAGGAAGCACTAGCGTGGATAGCGGATCCAATTTGGTCAACGCCCCCGGAACCAATGAGGAACTTGAACGAGGTAGAGATGTTTCTGCTGAGCAGAATGCTAGAGACGTTAATGCAAGAGAAGAACAGCCAGCCCCTGCAATAACTGAAGAAGTACAGGAAGAACAACCTACCGAAAAACCTGTAGGCAAGAAAGCCGCTGCTGACAAGATCAAAGCAGAGCAAGGCGAAGCAGAAGCCCTGCGCGGTAAGACTAAGTTTATCCGCGACAACGATAGAAATGCTGATTCAATTTTGAGAGACCGGCTGCTTGCAGTTGCACGAGATCTTGGCATCTTGCCAAAAGATGTTCCCGTAGAAAGCTATCGTGGTTCTGAAGCGCATAACGCTTTGCGTTTACCTGCTTTACTGAACGAACACTTACGCTTACAAGACGTTATTAGTAAATCTCAAGAACCCAATCAAAAGGCTAAGAACGCCAAAGAGTTGGCTGCGATTGAAGATGCTATTACACAAACTGGTGGTAACGCTCAAGAGTTACTTGGGTTCCTGCGTGGGCTTAATCAAAACCAACGTGATGCCGCAATTTCACAGTTGAGTAGGCACGCCTTCAATGAGTTTGATAAAGTAGCCAAGCAAAAGATGCAGGCGCTTAAAGACCAGATTGATAAGGGCGCATTTGCTAAAGCCGCTGTTTCTGAGGAAGACATATTTAACGCCGTTGCTGGTAAGTTAAATGAGTCTAAAGTTGGTAAAGCCTTTGAAGCATTAGGCAAGAAATTGTTCCTGCCAAAAGCTATTGGTCCTGCACTAGATGCAGATGGTCGTGCGCTTGCTGAAAAAGGTAACTTTAAAGACCTGCTTAGCCACATCATTGCCAAAACTGACAACAAATTGGTGCGTCAGATACTGCGCAAGATTCAGTCATTAGGGATTACCCCTAAAATTGTGATTGGACAAGTGGGTGGCAACAAGGCTGGTTCCTACAACCCAACTACCAATACGATTACGCTTGATCCAAACTTTGGTTTGAACCACCACACTGTGATTCACGAGACTGTGCACGCCGCAATCTCTCACGTGCTGCGCAGTCCAAACAACGAATTTACCAAGTCTTTTGTTCAGTTTTTTGAACAAATTAAGAACCAAATGGGCGCTGCCTATGGCGGTCAAGACATTCAAGAGTTTGCTTCTGAGTTGGTAGGTAACCCAGAGTTCCAAGCCCTGCTCAAGACAATTAAAGCACCGCGTAGCGGAAACTTATTTGACCGGATTATTCAGTCTATTGGTAACCTGTTTGGTTTCCGCAACGCCTACACAGAGGGCATGAAGTTTATCAATGAAGCTGTTGATATTTCTTCAGGTGTACCGGTTACCCCTGCCGATGAGATGTTCTTGAGCATGGGGGCTGCGGTTAATTCTGCCTTCAATACAGTGGGTGATATTGGCAAAGCCATGCCACAACTTGCAGGCAAGACGCTTGAAGACACCAAGAACATGTTCTCCAACGTGAAAGACTTTGGTTGGATTAAAACAGCTATGGGTGTGTTGCGACTTGACAACATCAACACGTTGTACGGAAAAGAACTGCCATCCATTCAGAAGTTATTGGATGCACTTGAGTTGCGTAATGGTACGCAAGAGCAACGTATTGCCAGAATTAACAAAGACTACAAACGCTTTGTAGATGTTGCTAAGAAGCATCCGCAGGCTATGGAGCGCATGAACGACATGGCAATTGATGCCCGTTTGTACGAAGTAGACCCGCTTGATTCCAACTTTGTAACTACCCCTGCTAATGCTGCGCAGTACCATCGCTTGCGCAACATCTATACGTCCTTACCTTCTGACGTTCAAGACGTCTATAGAGACATCCGTAACTTCTACGCCAAGTCTTTGGAAGAGTATGAGCAGTTGCTTCTTAAGAGCGTGTCCCCATCATTGGCTGCTCGTTTAACTCAAGAGTTTGCAACTCGTAAAAAGCTGACTGCATATATCCCATTTTTGCGTGATGGCGACTTCTGGTTGGAGTTTGCTGATCCTGCAACTGGCGAGCGTACTGCTATGGCTTTCCAATCTGTTCGGGAGCGTCAACAGTTTATTGACTCTCAGCTTGCTCCAAACAAGATTCAAAGCAAGAGTTACCGCAACCTGCAAGATATTGTGTTTGACCCTAGGGCTGTACCGCCAACAACATTTGTTGGTAGGATTATGGCTGACTTGCAAGCAAGCGGTGCAAGCCAACAACAGCTCGATAACGTATATCAGGCGTACTTGACGCTGTTCCCTGCTGAATCTATTGCTAAGCAGTTCCTTAAATCTAAGAACGTGCTTGGTATGGAGCGCGACATTGTTAAAGGCTACGGCACAACTGCCGTGAAGTGGGCAAGAAAGTTGTCCGCTTCTGAATACTCTCCGCAAATTGATAATGCATTAAGCGAAATCAAAGCCCAAGCAGAAAATGCTAACCGCCTTGATGTAGATGCCGCTGCTGAAAATATCTTGGGTCAGAAAGCTTTCCTGCATAATCCAACGTTTGGTGCGTTCGCTCACACTGCTACATCCCTCAGCTACTTTGAGTACATTGCAGGCAACATCTCATCGGCACTGGTAAACATTACATCCTTGCCTATGTTGGTATGGCCTACCTTGAGTGGTAAGTTTGGTTTCAATGCTACTAACACTGCCATGATGAATGCAAGTAAGGTTGCAATTAATGGTATGGAGAAAGACGCAAGATACAAGAAGTTGTACCAAGTGATGATGGACCACGGCCAGCTGGAGCACACAATGGCTCGTGAGGTGCTTGAGGGTCGCAGACAGAAGACTACTGAATTCACTGGACTTAAAGGTCGCATCCTTGATGGCATCTCAATTCCGTTTGCCGCAACCGAGCGTTATAACCGTGCAACTACTGCGGTAGCTGCTTATGACTTGGCTCGCCAAAGTGGTATGAGTGAAGATGCGGCTATTAAATATGCGCTGACTACAACTAAAGAACTACATACTTCTGGTCTTGCAGCTACTGCTCCTAGCTGGATGCAAAACCCAATCGGTCGTGTGTTCTTCACGTTCAAGTCATTTACATGGAATAGTGCGTTCATCATGGCACGTGCCTTCCACCAAGCGTTTAAAGGTGAAACCCCTGCAATTCAGCATGCAGCTCGTCGGCAATTGCTTGGTGTATACGGCATGGCTATGGCGTTTGGTGGAGTTAAAGGTTTACCTTTCTACGGCGCAGTGTCTACTTTGGCTACCATGCTTCACGCTTTGTTTGGTGATGACGATGAACCATTTGACTTTAACGAAGAGATGCGTGACTTCTTTGGTGAACTGCTCTACAAAGGCGCTTTCAATTACGTCACCAACCTTGAGTTGTCAAACCGTGTTGGTATTGCAACTGATTTGATTTTCCGTGATGACCCACGTGGAGTTGCAGAACATGGATACGTGTTATCAGCTATGCAGCAAGCATTTGGCCCTGCTGGTACATACGCAGTTAGCGTAGGTAATGGTATCAAGATGATGAAGGAAGGCCACGTTGAGCGTGGTATTGAAGCCATGATGCCTAGCTTCTTACGCAACGGTATGAAGGGCGCTCGCTATATGACTGAAGGTGCTTTGACACTCAAGGGTGACCCAGTTGATGAGGATATCAGTGCATATAACTCGTTGATGCAAGTCATTGGCTTTTCACCTGCCGATCTGTCTAGTAACTACGAGAAAACCTCAGCGGCTAAGTCATACGAGAAAGAAGTTGGCGCACGTCGTGTCCTTCTCTTAAACCTGCACGATATGGCTAAGACCGCAGGTGATTCTGAGTTGATGGCAGAAGCTAAAGACAAAATTCAAGCGTTCAATGAGGCTCACCCCACTGACAAAATTACTGGTGATACATTACGCAAGTCTGAAGCATCCCGCAAAGCGGCTGAGAAGAACATGATTAATGGCGTCACATTCAACAAGAAGTTGCGTGGCGAAATCACAGAGAAGTTCTTCGAAGACTGAAAAAAAGCCCCCGACTAAGCAGGGGCTGAATACTTCAAGCAGAAGTAGAGTGCGGGCTGAGTATAACTTCCTTACGCCATACACGCAAGCCATATACGCCATTTTCCACAACTTGTTTGGAAATAACATCCAAACCCAACCTGGCGCATTCGCTCATAACAAACTTCTGCACCTTCTTCCTCTCAAGGCAGGGTATAAAGAACGAAGTCCCGGGTTGGAACTTTACCCATTCAATCAGTATCGGTAGGTGGAACACTGTTGTCATCTAGCAACACATTCTCGTTAAAGAACTCCAACTTGGTCGTATCAAAGCACAGGGCGTTTACAGGGGCTTGCATATTTGCGAGCGTGCCAGCCGTCATGCGCTTCTTCTTGGTGTCAACTAGTGCTTTACTTTTCCTATAACTGCTCAAAGATTCTTCGTAGTTAATAAAGTTCTTAGAGCAGTCGTCTCGGTAGGTGCGGTTCACCACATAAAGCATCTTAGTATCAGGCTCGTATCGCGCAGTCAATGCGCCACGTGGCTCCTTGATCGGCCCATGCTCCAGTCCGTTCTTAGCTTTCTCCCCATTGATCACAAGAATCTCATGGAAATGGCGTTGTAAGAAGCCACCTAAGAAGTCATCACCGTCAAACATGTATTCACGATTGCGGATACGAGTCTCATTAATCAAACCCACTGCGTAATTGAACACAGGCTTGATTGGTATATCGTGCAATCCAAGGTGCTTGGCAATAGAGCCGCCAGTTATGGCTAATGACGCCATAAGAGCCCAATAACGTTCGGCATTCTTGATGCCAGCGGCTTGCTCAATACGCAGTTGCACGTCAGCCATCTTAGCCCTGACCATAGGCAACTGCCCTACAAGAGCTTGCGAGAACGGCTCCATTGCGTGCCCGTAGTTGTTCATCAATTGACCAAAGTGTTGCCGTGCCCAAGTCGCATCGTCAAATGGGTCAGGCTTGATGTTGATTTCCAGGATCCGCTTTAACTCGCCGTCTGGAAAGCCCTTTATAGATAACAGTGCGTCAGTCACGTATCGGTTGGATGAAGTAACTAAGCCAGTCTGAAACTTGGTATCGTTCCTACGCTCTGCGTTTTCGTGTTGCTTCAAACGATTCTTGCCACGACCTGAAGTCACGTCGTACACTTGGTTTGACATTTGCTCAGGCGGCATGTTGGTGATCTCGTCCATGGTCACTGCCAAGTTCTGCATCACACCAAGGCGGCTCATTCGTGAGTTGTATGTATCCTTGGGAGAGAGCAGTAGTTCCTTGGGTCTGCCGTAGATGCTGTTGATGGCTTGCAGAATTGTGGTTTTACCTGAACCTGACTCACGGCTGACCAAGTTGAGCAAGAAGCCGTCAAGTGCTGTAAATTTCATCAGCATCGTGCCAAATCCCATGAAGAACGCAAAAGCTCTAGCCTCCATGCCTTCACGACCATAGGCGTTGATTGTGTTCTTCCATACATGGAAGTCGCCCTTGACTTGAAACAACGGCACCAGTGGCAGTGTTGGTGCAGAGGGCGGACTATATACCGTCTCAGTTGCACGGATTTCTCTGTCGCCAATAATGATGGCGGACTCGTCTTCAACCCAACCAAATTGTTTATGCGCTTTCTCAGCTTGTGAATTCATCTGTAGTTCCTCAACCCATTTTGTAACGTAGTACATAAGGGCATCTTGTTTCTTTCCGAGTGCGGTTACGCCAAACGAAGCCACTGTTGCGATGAACTTGTCTTTGGATAGCACGTTGGGCAGGGTCATAATCCACTCACGCACTCCGTCTCTAGGTAAGTGCAACCGCAATAGCAGGGTTTCCCCTAAGTCGGGGTCTTGCATACGCTTGACTACATAGAAGTCATAGGGGTACACAATTTCTTCTGTATCGTTGCCATCTTTGTCTTTGGCGCGTTGGTAGATACCGCCGGTCTTGCCCCTAAAAAATGGGAATGGAAACTTGGGTATTACAAAAGTCTTGGCTTCTTTAGTCTCAGGCTCAAGGTCTGTGATGATGTTGTCTTCCTCAGTGGCTTCAATGATCTCTTTGCCAATCTGAATGGGAGATGTAATTTTTAGCTTGCAGCCCTCACAGCCTTGTGGAAACAGCTTTTTAAATGTCTCGCAAGTGTAGGGGCCCCTGGTCTCATTGGCCTTACGATCAGTCGCATACTCTGAATAATCGGGGTGCTGATTAGAGATGACATGGATGGCTTTGTCTCTGTCCACACATTGTTGGGCAATACTCAGCCCTGCCCGCCACAGGGGTTCATCTATTGTTGCTTGATTATGATAAATATTCAAGAGCTGATTGCAACCAGTGCCTTCAACTGACTTGATCAGGATGGTCTTGAACCGTGACTGACTGCTACCCATCAGTGCAAGGGTAAGTGGGTCTAGCTGACGTTTGAAGTCAGCCTTGTCCAGCATTTTTAAAATGTCTTCAGACGGGACAAGAAGTTTCTCAATCTCGTCAAGCGTCATTGTGGGTGCTACGTATAACACTTCAACCAAGATTGGATTGGTTGGGTCTTTTACGTGGAAAGTCTCAGGCACCCTAAGCACACGTGCGGCTTCACCAGTGACCGCAGGGTCAACGTCAAATTTATGCTCAACACATAATTCTTTCAATCGGTCGGCATGGCTCCTCCACTGCTTGCGTGGTATAGCCTTGTCCAATACCCAATACACGTGGGCACCCAAACCCGACTTCACAATGGTCGGGCGTGGCAACTTTGTCACCTTGCAAAAGCTCTTTAAGGCGATCAGCCCTTCACCCAAATCCGCAAAGGGTTTATTAGGGCCGCAATCAAGATCAATATAAAACGACTTTAGATAAAGCGCATTATTCGTAGTACGGCCCTCTTGTGGGTCGCCATACTTAGCCATAGCAAAGAACGCATTGAATTCTTCTTGAAC